TCAGGGCAGGAAACGGTACAGGACACAGCCCTGATATCCTGTGCCCCCACTGGACGATGCGCCGTCGGTCGTCGCTGAATAGGAGCCACCACCGCCCGCACCATATCGCGTGGCGTTCCGGCCGCCCTGATTGCCGCAACGCCCTGCACCACCCCACGGGCCATCGCCTCCATAACCTGAGAACGTGTAGGCGTTGCACTGCCCGTCACCACCGGACGTTCCGCTCTGGTTCCAGACGGTACCGCCAGAGGCATTTCCACCGACACCGCCTGCAGACCCCGTCGTGGAATAGAACGTGCCACCCTGTCCGCCTTCGGCCTGCAGGAGTGTCTGCCCGAGATAGCTGACAAGAGACGTACCACCCGTCTGTTCGGACCCGCCGCCATTTCCGACCGTAATCGCCAGTCCGGTGCCCTGCGTCGGACTGACGGTATAAATGCCCCAGGCATCCCCGCCACCGCCGCCGCCGGCACCAGAAAACGAACTGGCAGTCGTCGTGGCCTGCGAGGCCGCGCCGCCTCCACCGGCACCGATAACACGCAACTCCACTCTGGAGGCCCAGGCCGGGATGGAAACCGAACCATTTCCGGTCACGAGTGTCATGGGTTCGGTCGACGCTTTCAGCAGAGCCTGCGTCGCCAGCTCAGGAATGGTCGGCCAGAACACCTGTCCTGGTTGAGCCGTTACTCCCGCTAAAGTAGACGCCCCCTGCGGTACCGTAATCGTATAAAGCGCCACGACACACCCGTCTGCCGGAGGAACGGGAGGGTTGGTCGCCGCGACAAAGGTCATAGTGCCCATTCGACGCACAGGAAGCGCGCTGCCATTGTTCTGAATACCAGCCTGTGTCTGGGACGGATTGCTGGCATTGAAGAACGGAAGCACCGTCGGATCAGCATCCTGCTCGGAGCAGAGAGCGTAAATCGTATAGGTGTTGCCCGATCCGGGCAGAGTAATGGTCTGCGAGGCCGTGCTGATATACTGGCATGTGAGAGCGGTCGTATCCGCTGCCAGACCACCACCATTGCCACCAATGGCGGAAGCATCCATAACGCCGGGAGCAACAATCGACCCTGCCTCAATCGTCAGGTTCAGGCTGTTATAAGCCGTCGAACATCCCAGTCCCGAGGCCGCCATGACATTCGGTCCGTAAAGCATGGACGCCAAATTACCGAATGCCGACTTGGTATAGCGCCCTGCCCGCAGCAAATCCGTATCGAGCGGGATTGATCCCGCATAAACGATGGCCCGATCCATTAATTTTTCACCTTGATCCAGCCGGTAACGCCCATGGCTGCCGTCTGATCGACAACACGGCAGACTGTCGCCAGATCTGCGGCTTTTCCCAACTGTGTTTCCACAAAAAACTGACCACCCTGAAGGCTGCCGTAACGCAGGGCCTGCGCACCATAACCGTACCCCCCGCCCATGGCAGGAACCGATTCACAGGCAAGCGCATGACAGTCGGACGCATTGAGGGTTTCGATAATCACCGGCTGCACACCCGTCACCGCAACAAGCGCATTCGTTACAGCTTGACGGGTGTTGCGTTCGGCAAACAGTGCAGCACGGATGCGTTTGCGATACACGACATCCGGCTCGGATGCCTGACGAACCAGTCCCCCATCCCCGAAATAATCTTCGGCAGCCATATCCAGAAAAGCGCCGCTCATTGTTGCAAGACGCATCTGCAAGGAACATTCCTGCATTAATTGCCAGATTCCGGCCAAAACCGCACCAAAACCACGCAGAATTGCGGCCAGTACCGGTGCGGATTCTGCTTCCAGCCCTTGAGGAGCAGGCGGAAACCACCCCGTCGGCAAAAGACGCCGGAACCGCCCTGCAAAATCCTCTATAGAGCCAGGCGCAGGCCCCGTATCCAGCAGAACGCTACCATCAGAAGCTCGGAGGATGTCTTTGCCTTCATCGTAAAGAACCGCCATCCCCTCACCCGCCGACCTGGTCTGGAGCCATCAGCGGAATACGATAATCTGCACCGTTGACGTTGATATGCAGAAAACCCCCATTGGCAACAGTGGGCATCGTCCCCCCTGGCCCCGTCACCGGAGACGTAATCTGCAACTCCCCGCCGCTTGCTGGAAAAAGCCCCAGATTTCCTGATCCACCGCTCCCTTCCTGCACATACAGACCGGCTGCCTGTGTCCCGGCGCCCGCCTGAACCTGAAGCGCGTTGGTCGGGCTTGGCATGCTAGCGACAGAAAACAGCGTCTCACCTTCGATATTACCAAAGAGGATCCCGTTATCCGTAAATTCCTGACGCATGCCGTTGGTGCGTTCCGTCACGGTAGAACGGACAAATGCACCAACATTGGACCCGGCTACACCCGAAACGGTCTCAGGAGTGTGCCACTCCACAGCCTGGTTGCGCGCAAGGGAAACAGCGGAGGCATATCCGGAATCCTTGCCATCCGTCCCAGTCAGGGACTGGGCCCCAAACACAATGCCCGTTTGCCATGAATTCGGATTGGAAACGAACACCATACCCGCCGCCGCATCGGCAGTCCCCGATGTCTGGCCGCCACCTGCGCCAAGCTGGATCCCATAGACGCCCCCACCAACATTTGGCGCATAAGGCGTCGACTGTCCCACTGCAAGGCCCCCAAAATTGACAGCCTCAAGCTCCATTCCGAAAGTTGGCTGATAATTCACTCCGGCCAGACGCCACGCTTCGCCATAATAGGCATAAGCGGTTGTGGTTGTCGGACTGGACGTATCATCGGAAATTCCCCAGGACGCCACCCCGATGGAACTCGGCTGAAAACCCAGCAACGCCTTACCGGTCACGGCATCGGATGTGCGCGACCCCGCAACAAACGCACTGTTGCCAAACTGTGCAAGCGACGCACACTGAGCATCCTGCAATGCCCAGGGACCGATGGATGTTGCCCCCATGGTTTCCGAAAGCCAGTCATCCTGCGACGAACTTGCCCTGTCACTCAAAGTAGGATTATCGGCTGCAACACCCACCAGAAGCCGGTCCGCAAACCGTTTTATCTGAGCGCCCTTATCCGAGTAGAACTGCCCACTTGCCGCAACACTGACGGGTGCCTCGATAATCTGGGAGACCGTCGCCGTAACGGTTCGTGTACCGCTGGAATCTGCCAGTACGACAACCTCTTCTCCCGTCAGGGAGTCGAGTTTGGGATATGTATTAAATACAGCCATAAAAAGTCCTCATCCGTCCCAAGAATTCAGAATTCACCCCCTCAACCCTGAGTGACATTGATCTGAATATTCCCAACCATGAGTGCCTGGTTGCCATTTGCAGGAATATCGATCTGCCCGCCATTCAGTCGGACATTCAGAACTGACGTCACGGTAACGCCCGCACCAGCATAAGCCAGATAGGACAGGCGACTGTACGGATAACCATCACCCACTGTCGTGGACGCAATATCCTTGGACACGGCCGACTGGATGGCGCTCACGGCCTGCTGAATCGGAACAGACGAAGGCACAATGACATCCATGGATACATTCACCGTCAGATCCTGAGGCGCCTGCACAGCAAAACCGACCCCAAGAGCCCGCACAGAATCAATGGCATCATAGACATTTGATAAAAGCTGGTCCGACGGAACACCACTTCCATCGTTCACTACAGCCGTAAAATAGCCGCTTCGCGCATTCCCTGCCGTATCCAGACCATCCCGCAGCGAATAACTCAAATCCGTCTGGACATTGGCAATGGCATTACCAACCGCAGCCCTGCTGGCCGAGGCTTTTGCGGCCAGCCAGAGCGGAAAGCGTGCCCTTAACTGGCTATCCGTTTCTTGATCGGAACCATTAAGGAAAGGCGCACCATTCGTCACCGTATCCAGCCCCGCTACGGCCGTTCCCATCAGACAAATAGCACCAACCGGAACATTTCCGGTCGCTCCCACCGCCTGACACGCGACAGGAACCGACAACGTCGCAACGCCCGATGCCCGCACATATCCTCCCGCAGAGGCAGACCATGTCGGCAAAGTCTGATCCTGCGTCACCACGAAGGAAATTCCCCCGACTGTCCGCACGATCACTCCTGGGGGAACAACTGCCGACTGCTCGCTGGCCAGAAAAGAAGTAAACGTCACAACACCTGTCGCTGCCGTGCCGGGCAATCGACTCATGCCAAAATCATAGACGAAACTGTCACAGTCTGATCCCGTTGACGTTGACAGGCGGGTGCGTAACAGTGATTGCAACACCAGATACTGCAACCACAAACCAACACCGCCAACACTTTCCATCAGGGCCCGAACGGGAGAACCGATAGAAACGTCCAGCAACTGCGAACAGGATGCCTGCGCCGTTGTCACCGCAGTGGAAACGGTCGTGGAAAAGGAACGTAAAGAGAGAGACATCGCATCCTCTTGGAGCGGTTCAATACTGTGCCGCTCTCATTATTTCAGTAGGAAAAAGACAGGCTCTGCTGCTGGCCGGACCCGGCATCCACATAGGAGACATCACATCTGCAAATGCCCAACCCCTCATCCGTCACGGTGACAGTCACGGCCTCTGAAGAGTCCACATTGGCATCTTCCTGAACCTGCGCCCGGATGACGGATTCCATGGCTTCCGGAGCAATAACCTGCCCCACCATAAGCGGAAGCCCCACCCCATAATCGGACTGCCAGACATAATTTCCCGCAACCGTCAGCAGACGCCTCAGCAATCCCTGCCTCGTAAGCTCCGATCCCGAAACTGTCTGAAGCCCTCCGGCGGACAAAACCAGATCATTCCCGAAAATATGCGAAAGAGCGATCATCCAAGCGGCCCTCCCGTTTTCTGACTTCCTGCCAGATGAATATGCTCATTCAGAGAATGCTGGTCGGTGCGAATATCCCCTCCGGAAAGAGTCAGTCCGGCAGATGTCAGCGTCATATCCGTTCCACCAACAGAAAGACTTATCGTCCCGTTCTTGATAAGGAGAGACGCATTTCCCGCCCCCGCCGCCACACCATCCGGACCAATATGTAACCACCCCGCACCGGAAGACGATGCCCCAACACTTCCGGAAGCAGACAATGGCGGAAGACCGCACCCGCCTTTGACAAGAAATTCGCCGGGTTGTACAACCTTACCGGTCAGCGGAGACACGGGCGCCATGACCACCGTGTCATACACACTTCCCGTCACGACCAGATGCTCTCCGTCTCCCTCAACCGGTTGCAACACAACATGCGTTCCCGGAGAAGACGGACGTGCAATCCGAAGATCCCCCGCATGCACACCGCACGCATCCGGGATCCAGCCTGTTTCTATGTTTTCAGGCTGAATGCGAACTTTGACGGCATGATTGACCGGATCAACGGCAGACACGATCCCAAACATCGTATGCGCCGTCCGACCTTGCAGAGCGGCCGCATCAAAACGGGCATCATTCATGCCTCACCCCCCGATCTCTTAGAACGACATGCTGCACAAATCCCTGCTCCACGGAAAAGCGTGAGAGAACCTGATCGATCCCCAAGGTTTTCTCACCATTTCCCACCGCCACGGTCATGAAATTCCGTGGCGAAACTCCGATAATTCCAGGAATTTTAATTCGGACAGATAATGCATGAGCAGCAATGCGAGCGTGTTTTCCTCGCGCCAGCCTTTGCAAGTCTTCCAGCCGACGCCCGGGAACACGGAATGTATGGATGGTAGAATTTCCCGAAGGCGCGTCCTGAGAAAAAGAAACACCATCGTAATAGACGTGAGTCGTACTTCTCTGCCGGGAATCCCACGACGCCATATGAACGACCACACCCGCCAGCAACTGCAAATCGCGCGCAATTCCGGTCTCAAGAACCGCCTGACGCATATCCGTCACCTGCGCACCAGCCTCCGAAGCAGACCCCAGTGGTTGACAGACCAAAGAGGTTCCGTCGGCATAAAGATCACAGAACGCATCCCTTGCGACCGTAAACGCCAGATCCGCCGCAGTCTGAAAACGGTGCTGTCCCATAAGAGCACCCCGTTTATGCTCGATCTGCCAAAACTGACCCGCCATCAGCGCCGCCTGATCCGAAGGCAACGTAATCCGTGCCTCAAGCCCCGCCGCCTGCGCCAAATTTTCCAGAAGTTCCTGCTGGGTATGGTTGAGCCACACATCCTGAACACGCAGATCCATCAACGCTGCCAGCGCATCACGACATTCCATTTCCAGAATGGCATGCTCAGCCACATAATCGATGTGATCAAGACGCCCCTGAAACAGCGTCGTCCAGGCCGCCGCAATATTCTGGGTATCCCGCATCTGAAGTGTCACCCACTTCCGCGCAGGCTGCTCCGCCTCAAACCATGGCGTCGCCGCTCCCTGCTTTCTGACAGCCAGACGAAGAGTAGCAATATCGCACGCCTCATAACGGCTGGCGTCGATTTCAAACTGCACAAGCGCCAGAACAGGATCGACCTGCCCGTCAAAAAGAACCTGAACCTCCAGGTTTCTGACACTCATTCCAATGCTCCATCAGGCAGACCGGACACCAGATCAGACTCAACCGACGGAACCTTCAGAACAACCGTCTCAGAAATCCTTCCCAGATCCGGGTCAGCCATCCCGTTAACCTGCGCAATTCTCCACCATTGGGACGCATCTCCGAGTTCACGCGCCGCCACATGAAACAAGGAAATATCCGCAGCACTGACAATAATATCCTGCATCATTCCCTCATGCGAAAACGGACGGCAAAGCCGTCTCCTGCCCCTGAGCCACCGCAATATTCGCCGCAGACCGGTTGACCAGCCCTCCCGCATCAACCGCCGCACTCAGAAGCGCTGCATTCTGCCCCAGAGTATTCAGCGAAACACTGTTGACCGGCTGAATGGCCTCAACATTCTGTCCCGTCCCGACGATAATGGACTGCAAACCACTTCCCGCATTTTGCAACCCTCCCGCAACAGACGCCAGTGCGGAGGGAACGGTTGCAAGATTCATCCCACTCTGCGCCACGCCATTGACCGTCCCCAGTGCATCCGTAACTTTCGAAGCAAAACCACCTGCACCAACCAGACTGGCCAGCGGCATCACCTGTCCGACAACCGAAGACACCTGCCCCGCTGCCGTAAAGACGCCTTCGGCGACATCCGAAACAACCCCGGAAAAACTGTCGAGAGCACTCCCGACGTCATCTCCCAACAAACCGGACAGGGTCGACAGACTCTGAACGGACGTCGTTTCCTGAGGTCTCTCAAGCACCAGCTTATAGGAACAGACAGCCCCCTTCGCCTGATAGACGTAAGTAAACTGCGCAATCCATACCTGTACGGATAGACCCGCCGCCGAGAACGCAACCTGCTGTCCCGCCATGCGCATGCGCTCGACTGCCTGCGCGCGCATCTGCGCGTCAGGACCGAGAAAACGCCCCCGCAGTTCCAGCCGCCCCGGATCATTGCCCAGCGCGTCCACAACCCGCCCACCACCTGGCAAACGATGCACAACCAGCATCTGACGACCGCCAACCTGCAGCGTGTCCGGAACCTCAATTCCCGTCAGAACCAGACTTCCCAGTATGACAGGCGACGACGCCCCCAAACGCCCCACAGCGCCAATGGCATTTTCTATGTCAGAAAGGCCAACACCCATCAGGGAACATCTCCTCTGTCAAAAAAATCCGATACTGCGACCGGGATACTGAGGCTGCATGATCTCATCCACACCTCCGCCAGAACGACGCGCCGCCAGACGGGCATCACGATGACCCAATATAAAATCCCCGCTCCTCACCTCATGCTCCAGACGATCATTCACAATTTCAGTATTGTGGGATGGTCGAGCCTCTGAAAAAACATGCTGCGACTTCTGTTCCCGCCCGGTCGTTCCGTACATCCCCTCCCCCGCAAGGAGAGGCCGAGCTTGCGGCACAAACAAGGAGTTTCCAGACCGCCGCATCGTCTCAAGAACAACGGACGATGCAGCACTCCCAACACGCCTCGCAGACTTTGAAGGGAATATTCTTTCGAGCAACCCCAATTGTCTTTCCGGAGAGACAGTTCTTCGGAAAACAAAGTTAATACGTTTCTTATTAGTAACTATTTTATCTTGTTTGACACGCAGCTGAGACATCTGCCGCGGAGAATTCGGAAAGGTAGATACCCTTTTAATCCGCCCCTTGTTCCCGGCAAGAGCAACAATAGATCTGACAGAAAAAGAGGGCAGCATCGATAGCTCATCCCCTTTTTGCCTTGAAAAGTGCGCCTCATTTCGCAACCCAGTCGGCTTCCCTGCGCCGGGTACGCTCCGAGTACTGGATGTTTCCCGCGTTCCGGAATACGCCATCCTGACCGCAATCCCCGGATGATTTCTGGCATGAACCGTCTTCGCCCAACCCGATTTCCGCAAACGCGGCACGGCCGAAATCGGCGTCTCCCTTCGCAGCATCCCTCTGGCAGACTGACCGAAAAATGTCCTGACCAAGAGAATATTCCGCCAGATATTCTCCCGCATCATATCTCTCCCTGATACCGTATCATTTCCCAGTCAAAACAGTGTCCTTCCCGTTCACCGGTAATGACACACGCGGCCAGACGCCGCGCCCCTGACCACCCCCGCAAAACATCCCACGGCACCCCGTGATCCAGAAGATAAAGCATCTCCTGAAACCCGGAGTGCCGACTCAGTTTTTTGCGACGTCCCGGATATCCTCATCCGCATCACGTTCAAAAAGCGGCGTCAGCGCAGCAATCCCAGATTTTCCGACACGCCGCGCAAGATCCCGGATCTCATCCTTGCTCTGCGGCATCTGAACCGGCACACCATCAATCGCCGTCACAGAACAGATCATTTCCGCGTAGCCCAGCCACGCAGACGCTGAAGCCCCATTGATCGCACTTCCCGCCGCTTCAATCAGATCCAGCATGTCCGCCGGATCAATCTCGCGCAACGTCAGACGGCGCTTATCTGACAGAACAATTTCCTGCGGAAAATTACTCACGAAATCTTGGTCCTCGTAGAAGCAAAGAACTGGACCGTCTGATGGATCATGTGATCCGCCTGCCAGGGATCACTTTTCAACTGCATGGACACATTACTGAACTCCCATGTGCTCGTCGAACCATCCGGCTCCGTAACGTACTGGTAGATCGTCCCGCTTCCGACCGTCCCCGCATTCCAGTAGGCTGCTTCCACAGCCGCGACCAGATTGTCCAGCGCCGCATTGGCGCGGGCAATCTGGAACGCTCCCCGCCAGCCATTCGGAACATTGAATTCCAGAGGAACACCATTCAGCGGATTGGCACGCAGAGCATGCGTTTCCTGAGCCGCACTGAAAGACGTCACATCCCTCAGATCAACCCGCTGGCCATTCCACAGAACCGTAATCCGGCAATCCCGACCAATGCTATATGGATTTGCCATTTAGCCGACACTCCCCGAAGCAGACGATACAGTGACAGACGCGCCACCCTGCAGATTGACAATGAATTTCTCGTTGATGCCCTGATATCGAACAGCCACATCCGCCTGCACATACCCGAGCGCCGTGCGGGATTGCGGATTATTGCTCGAATCACAAACCACACTGTAGGGTAATTCACCATTCTGGACGCCCAGAATACCCTGAGACAGCAGAGACGACAGAAAGCCCAGTAGCGTCGAGCGAATATCACTGAACAGCGTGTCGTTAATGACCTCGCCGACATAACCACCCATGCCCCCCGCAAGCGAAGACGCAATATAGTTCGTCAGACGCGTGTAGTTGTCGCCATTCATGGTACTCTTGCTGGACGAATTATGCCCACACCGTACAGCCCAGTAACTTCCGCCCGGCGCCGGATTGCAGATCACGTCAATTCCAGCCGTAAACAGCACGGACAGTTCCGCCGTGGAATACGTCGCACTGCTTCCCGTCAGACCGGCCTTCTGGCTTCCCACAACCCCCGACAGCGCTTTGTTCAGACTGGACTGTTCAGGTGAAAGCGCGGCCAGTCTGCCACCCGCAAATGCCTGCGGACTCACGAGAATCACACCGTTGCTGTCATCATCCCACCACAGCCAGTCCCCGAACATAAGCTTGACCGACGCCGCATCCAGACCACTCGATGCCTTGACTGCAATCGCATTCGTCACCGTATCCGCAGCAGGGCCCACGGCGATCATATAGACCCCCTCGGACGTCCCAAAAGCCGCCTGCGCTGTATAGGACGTACTGTCCGACATACCATGCAGCAACCCGACGGCACATCCCTGCCCACGCAGCGCATACATGCCCGTCCGAGCTGTGCTGTCCTGACCCAAGAACTGCGCCGTCGTCGGAACACCACCATCCGTGCCGCCTGAGAGCGTCACACTCGCAGCCGTCACAGCCGGAACCGTTTCCGGCAACACGACTTTCACGAGCGCGCTCAGATCCTGCGCCACAGCAGCGGCAATCCCGGACCAGTCCGCACCGGCATAAGTCCTTGAACCCAGCTCGGCATGCGTCACCGCCAGCGCATAGCCGGACCCCGTAGCCGTCACTGCGGCAACAATGCCATTACCCGCACTTCCAGTGCAGACAGCCTGAATCGTCACCCCGTCAAGCGTACCGGAAGCCGCCACATCCGTTCCGTCCGTCACCCGAACAACCACGAACGTCGACGCTCCCTGCATGACAGCAATATTGACCGCCAGACCCGCATCGGTCGTCTTGTTCTGCTTACCCCCAAACGCCGCGACATAATCGCTCATGCCTCCGATCGGCAGCGGCATCCCCACCGGCCCCCAGCCAGCAGTTCCCACAATCCCCAACACCGAAGACGATACGCCCGAAAGGGCCAGCGTCTGCGGCTGGGCAATCTGCACATAAAGATTTGGCACGGTCAGTGCCGTGGTGTTCAGCGTTCCCGCCTGATAGACCAGAGACATCCCCGGATCGCTCTCCAAAATGCAGAAAGCGGGCACCTCCATGAAGGCCACCCACTTTCCTGATGAAATTTCAGCTTTTATGACCCAGCTTCTGCGTCAGCTGCCGAGCGCAACCACCGTCCCGAAACGGTCGACGCTCAGGCCCGGATAAGCCGAAGCCAACGCCTGCGCCGCAACCACAGCCTGCATGGCCTCCAGAGCCGCCGTCACCGTCTGATTAGCCACCCCGGGTGCCAGAACGCCGAAAGATGCCGAAAGCCCCTCCCCTGCGGACAGGTTTCCAATCCCGCACAGCATTTCGGACGCCCACTGCACCTGCAGGGTATCGAATACCAGCTCATAGAAATAATCCCGCCGATACAACGCCTCATTCTGCATCGTGTCGACATCTTCCACACTCTGAAAGCGAAGCTGAGCTTCCCTCCCGTCCAGAGTACTGATCCAGCTCTGCTCCGCCAGCGCGGTATCCAGAACAGATGCGAGCGTCTCGCGCGCCGTCGCATCCGCTGTCCAGATCGAAACCCGATAGAGCTGCGCCTGCCGTCGCGTCACCCGCACCGACTGGCCATAGCCACCGGCATAACCATTCAGAACCCGCCCCGACACACTGACAACCGCACCATTCGTCACACCGCCAGTCAAAGCCGCCGCCAAAGCCGCAGCAACCGTCTCGGGCGTATCCTGAGCCGTCACCGCATAAGCCGCAGAAGATTCCCCTCCCTGTGGCATATCATCCAGCCAGACCGCCACCACTCCCGCCGGCATCGCATTACCGGAAAAAACGATCTCAACCGCCCCATCCGTCACAACAACTCCGACCGTAGGCTCAACCTTCTGCTGCACCCGCCAGGGCCGCCCCAGTGGTTCCGCCCATTCCGGCATTTTCCGCGGCGCCATCGTAACTGTTACGAAATCGATGTTGTTACGAATATTCTGGGCCGTAAAAAGATCGCTCGGTAAAAGCCATCCCCGCCGCAACACCACCTGCCGCCCTGTCACAGAAACACCCGACAGCCCCTGCGGATAAAGAACCTGCGCGCAGTTATAGGCGAGCGCCAGCCCGACTTTGGAGGCATCCGTCATTCTTCTCCCTCCTCAGACCTGCTGAAACGACATGGTGCACCGAATACCGAACCCGGATGTTTCCACCGCATTGACCGTATAGGTCGTCCCCAAATCGGTCGTAACCGTCATATAAGGCGTCAGAACAACTCCCGGCAGAAGCGGAAGATACATTACGGACTGGCCCGGCCGTGTCGCCCCCGGAACACCACTTCCCGAAGATTCCCCCTTCGCCCGCATGATAATAGCCGCCGGACAGTCCGATACGAGCGTCTGCACCACTCCTGTAACACCGCTCACCGACACGGTCCGGCTACACACCACACATAGCGGCGGCCGCAGAGGCTCTACGGATGCTACGAAATACGTCCGACCACTCGCAGCAAGAATATCGCCCACCTGCGTATCATCCCGGCGATCCGTCAGCACATATTCCGTCGGAATCCCCCATCCAATCGGACGCTCAAACGAAAACCCGGCATCCACATCGAAAGCCAGCATCGGCTGCGCATAAAGCACACTCATCGGCGACAGACCGCTCGAAGGACGATACTGCTCGCCCAAAGCTCCCAGAACCTGCGCCGCTTTGGCATATCCTATGGAAAGTCGGGCTGCGATCATTGCCTGCTGCACAATGCCCTCCTCAAACCACGATTGCCCGGCCGTCCTGCAGTTCCAGTCCACCCGTCACACCCAGAAACGCGCACAGACGACGACGCCACAGCGTAAACAACATCATCCGGTCCTGCACTTCGCGCCCATTGTGATACCAACTAGCCGCCCGCGCCGTATCCAGATTGTCCGACGACGCCGTAATTGCGGTTTCGAGCGGATAAAGCTGCGACAGATAAAGCCGGATCTGCTGCAACTCCGCCGCAGACAGATAGTTCATCCGCCATTCCAGCGCGCCTTCCACCTGGAAGAAACGCCATGATTCCTGGTTTCCTTCCCGCGATCCGATCGCGGGATACCCACAGAATCGCCGGATATCCATTTTCTCTCCTTCCGAGAGAATATCCGTCGATAAACCAACCGTTCCGGACATGTCATTCCCCTCGCAAGAAAGGCCCCCGCCTCAAAGACAGGGGCCAGAAATAGGTCAGAACGTCAGACCAAGAGCATCCGTACCAAGGCTCTCGATCACAACACCCCGCTTGAGATAGCTGTTCGTCGCCGTCGGAATGACCGTCATATCCGCCGTCACGTCGGTCGGCAGAGCAAAACCGCCAATCCAGTACCAGGACTGCGCAATGATCTGACGCAGTCGATCCAGTGGCTCACGCGTCACCATCGCTACGCTGTCCACCATCTCGATCAGCGCCCGCTCGGCATCCGGAATGTCTGAATGCCCCGTCAGCGCACAATCACCTTCGATCAGAGCACCCTGCCCCAGTAGAAGCGCACGATGAATGGAACCCGCCCCAAGCGACGCCTGCTGCGGCGCTTCCGTCGTCGGAATAAACCGCACACCCAGAAGCTCAATCACCTGCCCGGAACGATACTCTTCCGAACCATAAGCGCCACGATACAGATGCTTGAAATCCGGATCACGGAAGAGCGACAGAAGCTGCAGATCATCCAGATAACAGTGATACGCACCATTGATCATCGGCACGTTGTTACGCCGCAGTGTCGCCACACCGGCCAGAACCTGCTGAATGCCCAGCGTATCTGCCAGACCGTTCGCACTCGCCGTCTGCAACGCCGCCGTCGTCAGACGACCATTCGGACGGATCACCATCGGCGCCGTGGAGGCTACAACGGCCTGACCTTCCGTCCCATCCGCAACAGAAACTGAAGCCGAGAACGTCATCTGCCCAGAAACACCACCCGGCGCTGTAGACACATTCGTCCCATCAGCCGCCACGCTGACAAGTGTATAAACATCGCTACCCACCGTCACCGTCATACCATTGGTCGCACTGAGCGCCGTCACCTGACCATGAACGATCACAGACTGGAAACCCCGGATGTCATCAACCGAAATGGTATTCCCAGCGCTTCCCAGTGTCGCCGTCACGCGCGTATTACCGCCCAGATAGCCGCCCACACCATTCTGCGCACCACCGAACAGCGTATTGCGCGCCAGCCGGTCGAGAGACTGCATCGCCTGCACACCGTTGGTGTTGGCGTTGGCCAAAAACTGCGACGCAATCCCTACACCACTGGTCACCATGTTCAAGTCGATCGTATCGCCATACTGGTTGATCGACAGCGTATACTGCTCAACGGCCCAGCCAGACGGGCTCAGACCATTATCGAAATTGGCATTCCCCGTCGGATTGAGCGGCGTCGTCACAGGCGCCTTAAGGCTCTTGCGTGTTTTCGTCAGCGTCTCACCAATGGCGTTCGGAAACACTTCGCGATCGGCAACCTGGCGAAAGCCCAGACGGGATTTTAGACCATTTTCGAACTCGCGGGCCAGAAAACCCTGCTGAATGGCGGCCTGAAGCTGAACAGGAAAATTATCAATGCTCATGTATTTTTTCCATAAATGTGTTGTCTGAACCCGGCCTGCAATCAGACCCGGTCAAATATCGCTCCGAAGCTCACTTCTGAGCCAGAAACTGCCATTTGCGCGTTTCGTAATCCGCCTCGCTGACGGCCCGCGCATTGAACGGTTCAACCCCGCCCGGACGAGGCGCTGCCTGCCCGACCGTCGTTCCGCTCGAATATCCAGGCCGCAGCACCTCACCAAACAGATAGGCCCGCTCCTGACGGGCCTGCTGCAAAGCCTCGGACACACCAACCACCGAGCCGTCTTCGCCCCGCTCGATCCCTTTGAGATCAATCAGCCGCACAACATCATCAGGATTATGGGCACCATTGCGGATCGCTTCCGCCCTGAGCGCCGACACAATAACCTCGCGGTTACTCTCCTCCCGCATCCGGGTCAGCGCTTCTTCATGACTGCGCTGAAGCGTCTCCTGCCGCGTCACAACATCCGTCATTTCCTGACGGACCGCCTCAACCTCGCTCCGCGCTTCATTCAGCGCCTGACGCAGAGCATCCACATCCTCAATGGTGTCATCAGTTCCGGACATCATTCCCCCGTCAACACTCATGCTTGTTCAGAAGCACACCACTGCTCCAGCATTTTCCATTCCGTATTCGGATCAGAATTTCCCGATGCCATTGCAAACATCCGAACCGCAGTCTCACGGCTCAGAATTCCATTGGAAACCGCCACCACCAGCCCCTGCACCAGCGACAGCAGTTCCGGGTCTGTGGACGGAAACCACGCCGGCCACCGCAAACTCATGCGGCAATACGGCAGGTCCTTGACCAGCTCGCCCCCAAGCCGCAGCCCGTTTTCCAGAACACAGGAAAAGCGACACGCCATCCGGTAAATCGACAGCAGCGCCCCTTCCCCGTAGGAATGCCGCAGGCGATCCACCAGCCAGATCAGCGGCTGACACATCATTTCCATGGCTTTGCCGGACTGCGCGCCGCCAACCCTGTCACCATGCGAGCGGTTTCCATGAAGCTGCTCCAACACCACCAGCCGCAGTTCCCGATAATGATCGAGCACCGCACCCGCAGCATTGCCGTTGATCTCCAAAAGCTTCGCATCTCCCTCAGGCGGAAGCGTCAGCGCCGAAGCCGCACCGCCCTGATGCGCCACCCCGTCCGAAAAACCACCCGTTTTCAAGACCAGCGTCGGATCGGAGCCATATTTCAGCCCCCGCCCTGCTTGAGACAGCAGATAATCCGCTTCGATCACCGTATCGATGGCCCGCTCAAACGTGCACTCGCCTTCCGGATCGCGCCCACAGGGTCCACCCAGATTGCGCGTCCACACAATCGGCACAAACCCCAGCCCATGCCGAACGGACCGGCTTTCATCCCGAACGCCGCCATCCATTCCCACCAGCCAGGGCACGGATACCGCACAGTCGACCGGCGTCCAGACCCGCTGCCACCAGAACTGCGCGCCCAGAAGTTCACCCGCAATCGGATAACCCTGCGCCGCCAGATCTCGCCCCCGGACCAGGAACCTTTCTTCGACCCGCAACAGTTCGCCCGTCGCATCATCCCAGAACGGCGTCAGATACGCCGTTTCCAGAACAGACAGCTTCGGAACCCCTGCGGACACTTCAAACAGGATCGCAACCGACCCGACAGCCCCCAATCGCGCCGCTTCCATCAGAAGCGACGCCAGTCTGGTCTGCGAAGCAAACATGCTCATGGCATGCGCCACCCGCGCATCGTCCGTCACCAGACCCGGCCAGTGCGTGTCCCCAAAAAGGAGCGAAACCGCCTCATCCACAACCGTCCGACACAGATTGGTCCGGACCGAAGGACGGCGACTGGATAACGGGATATATTCGCCCGCTCCCGACTTCTCCATCGAGAACGGGTGCGGCAGCGCATCATACTGCGTCCCATCCAGAACACGCTTGAGCGCCAGCAGCCGCGCCGTCCGCGCGGACGCACCCGCAGGAACAGCATAACGCTGTTGCAGGGACAACCAATCCATGTGTTCTCCATTGTTTCAGGCCACTCGCCGACCTGAAACGGTCGGCTCAGCGCGCCAGCGAAAATCCAGACGAGCTCCAGCCCGTCATGCCGCTGTTTCCGGCAAGCATCAGTTCACTCAGCCCCCAGACCATCGCATCCGCCCGGTCCGGAGACCGTGGCCCGCGATATCCACTGACCGAGAAATGACAGAGCTGATCCTCCAGAGCCGCAAACCGGCCATGATGCACAACCCTGCCAACCTCGTAGAGCGCCGCAACCGGCTCAGCACGCGCCGCCTTGCCCCGCGCCGCCGTCACCAGCTTGACGGAAGCATGCGCCCGCACACTCCGGATCGTGCCCTCTACCAGAGCCCCCCCGAAGTTCCGCTCCGCAACAATGCGTTCAGCACCCCAGTCATCAAATGCCCGCAAGGCCCGGGCAGCCCACCCCGCCGGACTATCCCGGGCAGACAGATCTTCCAGAACATGCCCCACACCAGCCGCATCAACGCCACAGACCACAATTCCGATCTCGTCGGACCTGTAGTCTTCCGGTCCCGCCGCCCCAGAAGGATCAACAGACACCAGAATACGCCGCATCCGAGCCGCAACATCCGCCCGGCTCTGCGCCGTAATCGCCGCCTCACGCCGGAACATCTCCAGCCGCCACAACGCACCTTCGATAACCGATTGATATTCACCATACAGAAACCGCCGTTTTTCCCGCTCGGGAAGCGCTTCCAGGCTGGCAAGATAATCCTCGCTCAGATTGTCCCGGTTCGCCTGTGGATTCAGGATCATCGTCGCGTAAAGCGACCGATCCCCCACCGGCTCCCCCGACTTGGGCTCGATCCCGCTTTCGAAAAGCGCATAAAGCCAATGCCCCATCGTAGGCGGGTTGGCATCGATATATTCCTTGACCACAAGGCCCGTCTTCTGTGCCAGACGCGTCAGAAGCATGTTCCGCGCGCCATAACTGATCTGACTGGCCTCGTTCAGATAAACCGTCGCAAATTCCAGGCCCAGAATCTTCTCGGTCCGCTGCTCGTCATCCAGTCCTCCGAAAAAGATCGTCGATCCGTTCGGGAACGTTACAACACAGTCCTGCCGGTCCAACTTCCATCCAACCTGCGGAAAACACATCCGCATAACCTTCGGAAACGTATCCCGCAGAATGGACGCCTTCAGCGCCGTCAACCGATGGCGAAAAATGCCATGGCGACTTTCCGGAGCCTTCAACGCCCGTATCACAACGGCCCGAACCAGAACAAAGGTCTTCCCCGACCGCGACCCACCTCTCAGAAGAATATGCCTTGCCGGCCCACCGAGCAGTCGCACCGCCTCACGCTGCGAGTCATTAAGCCTAAAGGGCGCTGTCATCACTGCTGATATTGATCGAGATTACTCCCGAGCGTCCATCAGCCTCCATACCAGCCCTGAAACGGGATGGACGATGCGCCCGAAGCAGAAATGCCATCAAACCATCACTGTACCGCTTACGAACAACAGGATTTCCCGTATCCGGATCGCAGACAACCCGTCCCGCATACGTAATGGGTTCATCATATCCCTCTACCGCCCTCCGCCGCGCTTCCGCTTCCAGAGCATCCGCAGCTTCCTCCAGAGCATCCTCCCAGCGGGACGAAAAATCCTTATCCGTCTCTTTCCAGAGATACAGCGTACTCCGCCGAACCTCTGCAACACGTCCGGCTTCCGAAATATTTCCACTCACAGACAGATGCTCGAGAAACCTTTTTTTCCGTTCTTCTGACTGCTCCCGCCGCAAGGAACATTTGCCGGATATTTCTTCACCCATCTGCTTTAACCTTCTTCCCCAGATCGACCTGAGAACCGACCCTCAGCCTGCTCTCAGCGCAGCCTCCCTGCGGCTCATCATCATGCCCCCCTCCAGCCAGACAGCCCGAACCGGTTTCTGCCGCAGACGCAAGCCGCTCTGACACGTTCTTTTCCGTGCCTGAACCTCCACATTACGCTGCACCTGCTCCCGCTCAGCCCGCACAGCCACACGTGCCAAGGTTTCCGGCGCAACCCGCCCGATCACTCGAACCGACAAAACCGAACGCTGACAGGGAATGGACCTGCATCTCACATCCAGGCGTGAAAGACCCGCATCCAGCAGTTCGTGCCACTCCAAAGCAACATCAGCCCGATGAACTGGCTCCCCTTCATACACAAGTGGGCATCTCACAAGTGAATCGGATGTATTTTGAAGGACAATAAACGTCTGACGACCAGACAACACAACACTACCAGAAGAAATCTCACACTTTTCCATTTGTCAGGAAACTTCCAAAATAAAAGTCGGCCTCCTTTTCAGAAGGTCGACTTTGGATATTTATGTATAATTCTTCAGTATGCATTTCTTATATCAAAACCGCGCTCACATATCAATAGATAATTTATCGTTAACAGATTTTTTCTTATGTTTCTTTCTGGAAATCACCTCATAAACATGCGCCAGTTGCTCCAGAAGCAACGCACACTGCGCCGAAACCTTCATTCGCGCACGCCCTTCCGACAGCGCTGGATAGAGATGTCGCGCCATCGCCGAAAACGACATCTCACGTGCCAGAAGCATCTCAAGACGCACATGCGCACAAAGACCAAGCATCTCACGAATCTGGCTCATCCGCGCAGAACACTGTCCCCGTCCAATCATCCATGTATGGATGTCACCACGCTCCCTCACACGACCATCAGACTGCGGATTTTCCATCACTCCAAGAGACGCGAAAACATATTCGCGATACCACCGATCCGCAGCAGCCAGTTCGTCGTCTCCGATATCGCCTGCGTCATACATGGACTGCACCGCATTCACGACCCGGAACGCCTTATTCTCTTCACGGATCTCGGAATGCTGATACCGCTCCGCAGTCGGCTTCACCATGACGTCAGATCCCGCATGCGCGCCTGACAAAGACACCTCCTGCACCATTCCAAACATCAGTTGATCTCCATACCGGCATCACGACTGCCCATTGGCTGTAATCCCGGAAAAACCGGGACCAGATCCGCGCCCCACAACGCATTCCAACTGACAGGATGCCCTGCAGGAAGAGCCTCGGCCGTCTCCCGATCTATTACCACGCGAGCCCGCGGCGTAGACTTCCCGGATGTTTTCTGTGCGGAACGACGACGCCCCTTGCGCACGCTCCCACGCTCCGGTAGCCAACCATCAGACGCAAGCATGGCAGCAAGGGCGCTTGCGGATACACGACGCGGTACGGAACCTGATTTGACCTGCCTCATCTCAACATCCTTCCTCAGTACGGAACTGCCACTAATTTTTGGCAAAATGCCATAGAGTATGATAAAAAAAACTTCTTCTGGATTTGGCATAAAGCCATTGCTAAAAAGGCCTCATGGCCAAACACAAGCGCCCAGACTCTCTGACCACACTCCAACGAGCCATAGGAACTCGCATTTCCTGGGCCCGTGAGCTCGTCATGCCCAACCAGAGCGAATGCGCCCGCCTGCTGGGCGTGGACGCCTCCACGCTGAACAAGATTGAACGCGGCGACCGCGCGCCCAGCGTCTTTCTCATCGCGGCACTCTCGAACCGGCTACGCGTATCGACCGATTTTCTTCTAAAAGGCGTCCTGAACGGTCGTACCGACGAAGAACTGGCCCTGCGACTGGCTGCTCTGCACCCAGAACTGGTGCTCCAGCGGCAAGACATGGCTCAGAACACGGACAGAAACACGCCTTCCGACACACCTGATCCGCCCAAGAGACCAGATGAGGAGATCCATTAGTGACCGTTTCACTGGTTTCCATACGCATTCAGGTGCCCCCCATTCGATACAACACGATAAATTCGCTTCATCGATGGAATGAACAAATCGGAAATATCCCCGGCCATCAGACAGTCTGAACTCATGACCGGCTCCTTTTCCTTCCCCGTCAATCGCCCCCATGGCAACCACCGATTAACGATAAATTAATGGCACTGTGCCACTGGGTCAAGAAACAAATGTGGCTTTGAGCCATTATGACAGGTTTTAGCTGCTGCTCTTTTTCTGCATTGCAGCCATAATCCAGAAAAAAGATGCACTCCTCCCTTTTGCGAAACCGCCGGGAAGAGTTTCATATTTCAGCTTTTTTCAGGCGTAGAATCCTGATGAAATTCGTACTGGTTTTGTATTAATTAACCAATTACGACGTTCTATGTCCGCTCTCTAGCCAAGACATTCCCGAAAAAAGCATAACGATTTTTTCGAGCAAATATCGCGTACTTTTAACGCTGTCCCTTATCAAGATACAACGCCATTCAAAGTACTCCCCTCCTCCGGAGAGTTACTCATGAATAACATCCAGATCCCCAAAACGGGTATATTCCCCTTCGAAATACAACTGGATCATTCCGGTAGGGCCATGCCGCTGCTTCTCAAGAATCAGCTCGGCCTTGTTGTGCACCAACGCCATCTTGCGCTGCCACTCTTCTGTCGCAACCTGGAATTTGTCATTGCTGTCATAAGCGCTGTCTTTAGGCTGACGTTGCTGCAGGTAATACTCGTCGCGATATACGAACATGACCGCATCCGCATCCTGCTCGATCGAGCCCGATTCGCGCAGATCCGACAACATAGGTCGTTTATCTTCACGCGATTCGACCTGACGCGACAACTGGGACAACGCAATCACCGGCACAGAAAGCTCTTTCGCAATCGCCTTAAGTCCCTGCGTAATCATTGAAATTTCCAGAACACGACTGTCAGGCTTGGTCCCGATCGCAGGCCGCATCAACTGGAGATAATCCACGACTACAAGACTCAACCCCTGCGTCCGAGCCAACCGCCGACAGCGCGTTCGCATGGCGGAGAGAGAAATCGCTGGCGTATCGTCAATATAAAGTGGCAGCCGCTGAAGCTCCCGCGCCACGCGGACAAAGCGGTCAAATTCCTTCTGCCCGATGTCACCACGTCGGATCTTTTCGCCCGAAACCTCAGCTTCGCCCGACAGAATACGGGTCGCCAACTGCTCGGACGACATTTCCAACGAGAAAATAGCGACCGACCCCTTGGGCTTTTCCCCACTATCCTCAGCATCCCGCAGAATCGAGCGCGCCGCCGAAAACGCAATTTTGGTCGCAAGCGCCGTCTTGCCCATTGCAGGGCGACCGGCAAGGATAATCAGATCGGAAGGATGCAGACCGCCGGTCCGCTTGTCGAAGTCCCGCAGACCTGACGTGAGCCCCACTACGTCGCCGGTGCGCTGATAGGCCTTGGTCGCAACTTTGACTGCTTCCGTCAGAGCATTAGTGAAAGAAACGAAACCGCCTTCCTGGCCCCGCTCCGTCGCAAGCTTGAACAGCGCTTCTTCGGACGCTGCGATCTGATCCGATCCATCCAGATCCGGCCGCGCTCCAAAAGCGTTATTAACGACCGTCTCACCAATATCGATCAGCTGGCGCCGCACCCAGGCATCATGGATCACCCGCCCGTAATCACCCGCATTGACGATTCCGACCATCGCCGTCAGCAGCTTGGCCAGATAGGCAGGCCCACCCGCCGCATCCAGAACACCGGTATGCTCGAACTCGGACCGCATGGTCACAGGATCAGCCAACTGCCCCCGCTCAATCCGCCGGGCAATCGCTTCATAGATCCGACCATTCACCGGATCGGAAAAATGAGCGGGCTCCAGAAAATCCGAAACCCGCTCATACGCTTTGTTGTTCGTCAAAATGGCGCCCAGCAGCGCCTGTTCAGCAGCAACACTGGACGGAGGACTGCGCCTCAGCAGGAGACCCAGATCTCCATCGTTTGAGGAAGCATCAGAAGCGGACGGAGAGGAATGCGATTCGATCATGTTCACACGCCCTTCTAACAT